GGAACAAAGAAACTTGATAGGAGTATCAGCAGCAGAAACAGTTCAAGTTGGTGCTAAACTTTTAGTAAACACAAATGGTGGAGCAGTTACAATAACGCTTCCAGCCTCACATGCTACAGGAGATGAAGTACATTTTGTAGATCAAGGTTATGATTTCAATACTAACGCATTGACTGTTGGTAGAAACTCTTCTAATATAGCTAATGCAGCATCTGATCTTGTTGTTAATACACAAGGCGCAGCTTTTGGATTAGTATATTCGGGAGACGCTACAACAGGATGGACTTACACGGAGAAATAATATGTCAAATTACGAAGCAACTAAATACGATTTTGATGGAGCAAACCTTACAGGTATTGAAGGTACTGCTACAGGTACTATTCTTCCATGGTCTTCAGCATCAGTGCCAACAGGATTTTTAGAATGTAATGGTCAAGCAGTTTCAAGATCAACTTACTCTGCATTATTTGCAGTTATATCTACAAATTATGGAACTGGAGATGGTGCATCTACTTTTAATTTACCTAATTTATCAGACAATGTAGCAGTTGGAAAATCTCCTGGAAAAGCTTTAGCTTCAACTGGTGGAGCAAATACAGTTTCTTCAACTGGAAATGTTGGAGGCTCAACAGCCAACGCAACTTTATCAGCTGCTCAACTTGCACCTCATAGTCACCCAGCGATGAGAGCTACTGGGCCATACGGATATATTCTAAATACTGGACCAGGGAGTAACAACCGTTTAGGTGGTGATAATAACACAGGTAACACAGGATCAGGTACAGGACACTCTCACAATATGAGTGCTACTTTTTCAGGTGATGCAACTTCGGTTGTTCAACCTTATTTAACAATACTTTATATTATTAAGACTTAGGAGAAACTATGGCAACTAACGCAAATTGGACAATAATATTTGAAGATAAAAAAATAATTAAAAATTATGCAGAAGGCGCTAATGAAGGTGTTGGATACGTAATTAACGATGATGCTTTTTGGTCTCAATCTAAATTTTCTAATATCTGGGCTATTCAACATGGCACTTCAGTTGTTTCTGATGAAGTAGAACATAGAGATGGTACAGCTCATACATCTTACTCTGATGCAAATCTTGGTGACATAAGTCAGTTTATTAATAAATGGGATGCCGCTCATTTAGCACAACTACAAGCTGATTGGGATGCTGATGTTATTCATGTTTATTCTGCTGATGGAAGTGGAGATATAACTTCTACAGAAAGTGAAGCAGATCAGATTTCAAGAAAAGGTGCAAGACCTACTTCTTATTCTTCATAAGATATTATTTTTATATTCCCTGCAATAGTAGTATTATTCGAGTTGGGTTTTACCCAATGTTCTAAATAAGAAGGAAATAATATTATATCTCCTTGTTTACAATTAGGTTCATAATATTTATAAAATATCTCATTATTAGAACTTTCTAATAATTTTTTTACAGGTGAGTTAAACACTGTGTGTGATTTATTTATTGTGTAATATATAATAAAAGAAAAATCACTTGGATGAACATGAGCTCCTTGATAATCATTGTCATTATATTTATTCATCCACATACCTATCATGTTAAAAACAAAAGTTTTACACATGGGTTTTAATATGTGAGACAACAAATCTGTTAATTCTATATTTAAATAATTCATTGATTCTGTAGTAAGTAAAGTTTTTCCTTCTGCAGTTGTTTGTATACGAGATTCAAAAGTATCTTGAAAATTTTCACCAATTACTTTTAACTTAGACATATCTAATTTTTTTGTTGCTATAAAATTAGGAAATATATTATCTATTTTAACAGTGGAATTCACCTTAGCATCATCCAAGAAGTTAAAATATATTTTTCACCAGATAAAGGTGGATTTCCTCTGTGAACATAAGGAAAACCTGCAGGCCAGATAACTATTCTACCTCTTTTAGGTTTTACTCTTTTTGAAAAATGTAAAAATTCTGTTTCTCCTCCCTCTTTTACATCATTTAAATATATAGAGAAAACAAAAGCACGAGGCTCATTATCAAATCCTTTTCCATGTTCTATATGCCAAACATGATAACCTTCTGTAGGAAGTGTTTTTTGAATTTTTAAACACGTAAAATGAAATGGAACACCATAAGCATCATCTGCTCCAGTATTATTAAGATAGTGTGTTAATGCCATCTCGAAATTAATCATCATAGGTTTTAAAGATTCCCACCACACATCAACATTATTTTGCCCTGCAAAAAATTGTTGATCTTGTTTTCTTAATATAGAGGATTGTTCTCCACCTATTCTATTAACAGTATTATTAAATTTATTTTGTTCTTCATATAATTTAATAGCTTTATTACATTCTTGTTCGGTAATGTAATTATCATATACACCTATAAAATTATTTATATTTACTGTTTTTTCACTCATTTATTTTTTTCCTCTCCATCATACGCATGATTTTTGTTTGGGCCATTTTGATTTACATAATGTAAAAATACTTGGGCCATACCATTACCCTTATATACACCAGGTCTTCCATGTATTTGATCGCATCCTGCATATAACAAAGCATCTCCTTCTTCTAATTCAAAAGAATTATTTTCTATAACTAAAGGCCAATTGTCATATTTTTTAATACATGCAGTAATAGATACTTCACATGCAGGTCTATCTAAATGTTTTTTTAATGTTGCACCAAATATATAATATCTCCAATAAGCATACGTCGGAAATAATTTTAAATTAGATTCTGTTTCAACTTGCTTTAATTTTACATTTAATAAACTATTCATTAAAGGATCATCATACCATGCTGGTGAAAATGATTGTAAATCAATAGTGTAGTCCTTGTTAAGATCCACTTTATTGTAACAATATTTTTCATAAACGTTTAACTCGTCTTTAATAAAAAAATTTTTAATTAATTTAAAATCTACTGCAGCCATGCAACAATACTATACCTTGTTCCTTTCGTAATGGGTTGAATATTATGAGGATACATAAAATTACTGGGAAAAAATACGATAGATCCTTTGCCTAATTTTAATTTTTTAACTTCTTTTTCTTTTTGATCAGTGAAAATTAATTCTCCACCTTCATAGTTATCATTTAAATTCATAATAATACTTAAATGTCTAGGAGAATTAGTATAATGATCTGTGTGTATTTCATATTTTCCCCCTGTAGAATATTTTAATAAATCTATTTGATTTATTCTAGTGCTTTGCATGAGAGGAAATTTTGCTTTGTAAAAAAAATATATTCTTTGTATTTCGCTTTTTACATAGTTCCAATAAAATAAATCGGTTGGATTATCAAAACTTAAATGATAACCTTTTACGTTTCGTACATTAGTATTTAATCCAGATTTAATATTTAAATTTTTTTTAGCCTTATAATTTATTAAAGGTATGATTTTATCTATAAATTCAAGGGAAATTATATTTTTCAATTCAACAATTGCTTCTAAATGGTCCATAATTATGATACTTTCATTCTCTATAAAACTAATATATAAGCTACTATATGCTGCAAAAATTAAATTTCAAGCCTGGTTTTAATAAACAAGACACAGAATCTGGTGCCGAAGGGCAATGGACAGATGGTGATTTTGTTAGATTCAGATATGGATTACCTGAAAAAATAGGTGGTTGGTCTCAAATTACAGCAGCATCTAAAACACTGCCAGGAGCAGCTAGAAAACAACACTCTTTTACTTCTTTTGCTGGAGAGAAATACGCAGCAATTGGAACATCTCAAGGTTTATTTTTATATTACGGTAATGATTTTTTTGATATTACTCCATTAGATACCGCTATTACAGGATGTACATTAACCACAGTTAATGGTTCAGATGTTTTACAAGTTAATAAAGGATCACATGGTTTAGCTGTGGGAAGATATGTGACTTTATCAGGTGTGACTGTTACAGGAGCATCAGATTTTACAGCTGCAGAATTAGAAGTAGTTTATGAAATTTTAACAGTTGCAACGGTAGATAAATTTACTGTTCAAGCTGTAAGAGCTGAAGGAGGAGCTGGCATGACTGCAGCAGGTGCAGCGACTGTTAATCCTTATGTTGAAGTTGGACCAACTACTCAAACTGTAGGTTATGGTTGGGGAACTTATTTATGGGGAAATTCTACTTGGGGAACGGAAAGAGCTGTAAGTAACGTGACTCTAGATCCAGGAAACTGGAGTCTAGATAACTTTGGAGAAGTATTAGTTGCTACAATATTTAACGGTAAAACTTTTACTTGGAATGCTGGAGCCGCAACGCCTAGAGGTAACAGAGCTTCTCAGTCGACAACTAATTTTAACACAACAAACAATCCAACGGCTACTAGAATATCTATTGTGTCAGACAGAGATAGACATTTATTTCACATGGGAACTGAAACAACTATTGGTGATACTACAACACAAGACCCTATGTTTGTAAGATTTTCAAACCAAGAAGATTTAAATACTTATGCACCAACGGCTACTAACACAGCTGGTACGTTTAGATTAGATACTGGTAATGAAATTAGAGCAGCTATACAAGGTAAAGATTATATCTTTGTATCAACTGATACAGCTGCATACGTAATTCAATTTGTTGGTCCACCTTTTACTTTTTCTGTTAGACAAGTTGGTACTAATTGTGGATGTATTGGTCAACATGCCATGTCTTATGCAAATGGTGCTGTTTGGTGGATGTCAGCCGAAGGTGGTTTTTTTGTGTATGATGGTACAGTTAAATCATTACCATCACTTGTAGAAGATTTTGTATTTAGTACAGATGGAAATAACCTAGGTATTAATTTAAATTCAAGAGATGTTATATATTCTTCACCTAATTCTTTATATACAGAAATAAATTGGTTTTATCCAAAAGATGGATCTGATCAAATTGATAGATGCGTAACTTATAATTATTCAGAAAATGTTTGGACCACTTCATCACTAGATAGAACTACTTATCAAGATCAAGGGGTGTTTAATG